GCTTCAAAAGCCAGTTGTTCAACACTTAATGATTCTTCGCTCAATCTTTCCATTTGAGCAAATAAATGATTGTTTAAATCTGTCAGTGTATTTTTCATTCTTGTTCCTGTTTAAGTTAACCATCAAGTAATTAAACCATAACACACCGAAGAAGCGTTGCAAGAAACACGATGCGATAACTGCTCCCGTCTTTTTTTCGTGCGAGAGGACACGCGTTAGGGTTTAATTCTTCATGGTTAAAAAACCACCACGCCATAAACTGCAATGAGTGGTGGCCGTGTTTTGGTTGATAATAATCTCAGTATTCGTTGGCGTACTTTCAGCCAATCCCAAGTCTCCTATTTCTGAGCGTCGTGCCATTACCGGTGCGCTATGCGCGTACTATCAAGTCATAGCATCTAAGCCTGCCCGTTGCGCACGCTTATAAGACCTAAGCAGATGCAAATGTTATGCTTGATAGTGCTTGTCTTTCCAAGCTGTCACCAACCAACCCAGTTATTGATAAATCGCCATAAAGTGATTTCTGAGTTGGTTGGGGTAAAACTATTTTGCTACATTAAAACAATTTTTATTTTCATTTACAAAATAAATAATTTTTGGAATTAAATCATCGTAATTTTTAACTAATGCTTTGTAACAAGCATTATCTGCAAATCTTTGTTCATCGTAATTATAAGCCAACCAAAAATTAGCTTTATGTTCTCGTTTACCATTAAAAACTAATTTAAAATTTAACCAAAATGTATTTTCAGCATTAACTAAAAAATACACATCCCAGTTTCCATCATATTGAATTGAGCCAATACAAAAATAGGAATCATTTTTAGGTGGAATTCCGTAATAAAATTTATCTTTCATTTTATTTTACCCATAAAAAAAACCGCTTTCATGCTCTGGTGATAATTGCCGTGAATGATAGCGGCTCAGAGTACAAAATCGGTTTTGTTTAATCATTCAACTTTTAATGGGTTTATCACAACCCGAAATAATTATACCGCATTTTGCTTTTTTATGCTTAATCTTTTTAAAGTACCGTACACCGTACATGCGCGTACACCCTTTAAAGGGAGGGTGTACGCGTACGTACGCTTAAATGTACCCATGCGTACATGTGTACATTATAGGTAAAATGTACGCGTACGTACGCTTATTTAAGCCAATAATAAACACCATCATTTCCTATAAGTTGTTGATTTAATAAATCTTTTACACCGTCAGCAAAAGATCGTCTATTATTCTTGTCTGTTATGTACTCATAAGCAAATGGACGCCATTCTTCAAGCGACACAACCATCTCGTTTTCACCCACTAATGTACGCCCACCCCCCAACTTTTTGGTGGCATTTATGGCGTTTTTTAAACCTTCAAAACATTGCGTTGTTCCCTTTTTTAATTCTTTTACGATTTCTTGACTACCCACATATTCCAAATAAACACCCTCAATCTGTTTTCCTTCATCCTCGTCATAAAAACAATCGCCCTCAAGATCAACTACTTTTATTCTAAAATCCATATTATTGCCTGCACTAAAATCTTTTGATTTAGTACATGACAGCGTGACTTCCATCTTTGATTTCTTTGTCATGCAAAATTCTGCGTCCATGCCTGCTTTAATAGCACTGCTTCCACGCGCCCTGCCCTTGTCGCCATGACCGCTGTGATGCACTGGTGAAATAGCTGCGTTGTATTTTTTAGCCAATAATTCCATATTAGACAAAAATATTGCCATATCCTCACTGCTATTCTCGTCACCGTGCATATTTCTGTGCATTGTGTCGATAAAAATGGCGCATGGTGGCTCGTCTAAGCCTAATCCATCTAATATACTGGCTACACGCATAACCGCGTCTGTATCGAGCAAATTAACGCTTTTTGTGCTAAAATAAATATTGTCAGGATTCATGTTGTATTTTTGTTTGAGTGCTTGCATCCTCATTGCAAGCCCTCGATGACCTTCCCCAGCAATGACCACCACCGTGCCTTTTTTAGTTTTGTGACCGTGCCATGGAATCCCTCTGCCAATACAAAACGCCCAATCCATCGCAATCAGCGATTTACACGCCCCAGATTCACCAAAAAGTAACGTGTTTGAGCCGCGCTCAAGTAGGTTTTTAATTACCCAATCAGCGCGTGTGGTGTTTGCCATCAAATCATGGACTGAAACAAACAGGTTTTGCTTTTTGCCAATAATGAGATCCGCAACCGCTAATATGCCTGCGCGTTTTGCCATGTCGTTAAAATCTTCACCAACAATGGGCGAATAGATTACTTCAACCCCGCATTTATTGGCTTTTTCAATACCTACACCGCTTGCATCATTATCCGCGCATATAATCACCCTGCCTTTGTACTGACTGCGCACCATGTCGCACACTGGCTTTAAATTCCCAGCGTTAAACGCAACCACAACACATTGTGCTGTGGCTTCGTGGATTGTCATGGCGGTGGCAAATCCTTCGGCAATGATTACCATGTCGGACGGCTCACCAATAGTGAAGTAACCGCCCTGCATTTTACCGCCCGTGTAAAAGCGTTTTGTGCCATCGGTAGCAATATATTGAAGCGACTGGATTTCACCACCCACGCCATAAACAGGAATAACGAGTTTGCCGTCATAAATGCGCAGTGCTGCGTGTGATTTGACATTTTTGCGCGTCAAATAATCGTGATCTAAAGCGTGTGGGAGTTTTGCATACAGCTCCTGAGCGTTAAACGCTGCGTTGCTGTAAGCAAAATCCCGTTCTTCTTTGGCTTTCTCAATAGCTTGTTCGCGTTCGTAATCGTTTTCGCTACTTCTAAAGCCATCAGCAAACCAAACGTGTTGCTCGCCCGATTTCCAGTCACCATAACATGCGCCTTTGCCGTCTATAAATAATGATACCCAGCCAGATTTCTCTTTGCCTGTAGTGGCAAAGCGCGTAATGCCGTGCTGATTTATATGCGTTGGCGGATTTATGCCCGAAGCGCGTATTGCATTTAATAGATCATTCATAATTTTCCTAAATATTGCGCTAAGCGTTCAACGGTTTTTTCATAAGGTGTTTTTTCTTTTTTAAACTGATCGTGCAAAAATCGATGCAACATATTGCGCGACACGCCCGATTCTTCCGCTACTTTGCTAATGTTCATCACACGTAATTTTTCTTTGATTTCATCTGGTGTCATTGTGTTTTCCTTGCTGTTTTCTAAAAAATAAAAAAATATGTTTACATTATAAACTATTTTTAGTAATATAGTACCCGTAGTAACAAATTATTTTTTTTAATCCCAATGCGGAGCAACACAATGAGCCTTTTAAGCACGATTAGCAAACCCGTTAATAAATACCGATTGTTCACCATTTACGGTGGCGCAGGTATTGGCAAAACCAGTCTAGCCAGCACATTTCCCGCGCCTATTTTTATCAGAGCAGAAGATGGTTTATCTGCTGTTCCTTCCAGTGTAATGCCTGACGCTTTCCCATTGCTTACCAGCAGCGACGATATTTATAATCAACTGTTAACTTTAATTAATGAAGATCACCAGTACAAAACGTTGGTGATTGATTCAATCAGTAAACTTGACCGCTTATTTACTGACGAAATAACCAAAGGCAACACCAGCGCGAAAGCCTTAGCACTTGCAATGGGTGGTTATGGCGCAGGTTATCAGGCATTATCATCTATGCACGGCAGAGTACGAAAAGCGTGTCAGATTTTAGTTGATAAAAAAGATATGAACATTGTTTTTTTAAGTCATGCAGAATTAAACACGATTGATTTACCGGACAGTGATGCATATCAACAGTATGGCTTAAAAATGGAAAAGAAATCACAAAGCCATTACATTGATGATGCAGATTTTGTAGGTTTTATGCGCCTAGAAACTTTTGTGATGAAAGATGAACAAAAGAAATCAAAAGCAAAAAGCACGGGTGAGCGGATTATTCAATGCACAAGTGAAGCGTCAAGCGTTAGTAAAAACCGCATGGGATTAACTGACGATATTTTTATCCAACACGGAATCAATCCATTATTAAAATTTTTAGGAGAATAATTATGAGTTTTTGGCAAACAAGCGAAGGCAAAAGCGCAACAGACACAACAGGTAAATTTGAATCGGGAGGTGGTATCGCGTTGATACCTGAAAACACGACCTGCTTAGCCATGATTACTGAAGCTAACATTGCGGAATATCAAGGCGATGAATATATCAATTTAGCGTGGACAGTAAACAAACCAGACGCTTATAAAAACCGCAAAGTGTTTCAAAAAGTGCGCATTTTTGATGCAGAAACAAAGAAACGCGACAAGGCTTTGAATATGTTAGCTGCGATTGATAAAAACGCAGGTGGTAAATTATCCAAGTCTGATTCTGCCCCAACCAATGAAACGCTTTTACACCTTATGCAAAAACCTATGTTAATTAAAGTCATGGTTTGGGAGATAAACGACAAAACAGGCAACTGGGTTGCAGCGGTATCACCTCGCAGTGTTGAAGAACCTGTGCAAGCAATTAAAGCAACGCCAGAAATTGCTGATGATAATTTTGACGTTCCTTTTTGATAATTAACTAAACAAACGCACATGGACGTGCAGCAAATAAAGGTGAGTAAAATGATAGAGCAAAGAACACCAGAATGGTTTGCACAACGTGTTTGGCGTATTACCGCGTCAAGCGTTGGCGCAATACTTGGATTATCACCATTTATGAAGCGCGAAGATGTCATGCGCAACATGGTGCGTGAATATCACAGCGCAGAGCGTGAGTTTAAAGGCAACCAAGCCACAGAATATGGCACGTTTCACGAAGATTTAGCAAAGATGGATTATCAGTTAAAAACAGGTGTTTATGTAGAAAAATGTGGGTTTTATACACACGATTACTGGCTAGGAGCAAGCCCCGATGGATTTGTTGGCTTTGATAAGTTAATCGAGATTAAATGCCCATACGGTCAACGTGATAAAAATCCACCTGTGTTTAAATTATTAGCACAGCAGCCGCATTATTATGCGCAGATTCAAGTGCAATTATTTGTGACGCACATGAGCGCGTGTGATTTTTACCAATGGAGTCCAAATGGCGACCAATTAGAAACCATTGATTATGATCGCGAGTGGATAAACAAACACTTGCCAATTTTAAAAAGTTTTTATGCCGAGTATTTGATTGAGCGCGATAACCCAGAAAAATATTTGCAAGATAAACGCGCCACTAATAACGCCAATTCAACAGCGTACCGCGTGGAATATTATTTTGAGTTATCTGCGCAGATCGCAGAACTTGAAGCCATTAAAAAAGGCGTGCTTGAGCATATTGTGAGAGATTGCAAAGAACAAGACAGCGAGATCAACGGGCACAAATTAACAAAGGTAGTCAAAAAAGGTACGGTGAGTTACGCCAAAGCCGTCAAAGAATTGCTACCTAATGCAGATTTAACGCCTTACATGGGTGAAGCGAGTGAGTATTGGAGGTTGTCTTAAATGAAAATGCCTGCATACAAAGAAAAAGCGGCTATATGCCTTGCCAGTGGCGACACGGAAGAAGACACAGCGCAACAAGTGAACGTTAATGTTTCAATAATACACAAATGGCTAGGAGAAGACGATTTCAACGCTTACCTAAACAGTTTGAAACGTGAATTAAAGCCTGAGCCAGAAAAAACAGTTTTGAAATGGACAGAATGTATTTATGGCTCAAGAGATACGTCGTCGTTTCCAAATCATTGTGAAAACGTTTTAGCTATTGATTGCCTTGGAAATTACGCTGTATGTTGTTTTGATGCTGGATCAAGAGATTTTTTTTTAAGCCATAATGATGATGAATATTTTACCGAAGTTGTTTATTGGATGCTTTTGCCTAGTCAACCTAGCGGAATTAAACCTATGCAAAATAACGAATATCTAATCGAGCAAACCACGCTTGAAACGTTTGACATTATTGACGCAATAACACCTGCGCTGCGTGAAGCGGTTAAACACTTATTAGTGCAACAAGGAGCAAACAAATGAAAATGCGCCCATACCAACAACAGGCGCATGATGACTGCATAGCGTGGGTTCGCAAGAACACCGCGCCATGCGTTCTTGAATTACCTACAGGTGCAGGTAAATCAATCATTGTGGCTGAGATAGCCAACTCGTTAAACAAGGTAAGCAAAGGTAAGCACGTTTTATGTATTGTGCCGAGCAAAGAATTGCTAGAGCAAAATGCCGATAAAATTATTGCAACAGGAAATCCAGTTTCATTGTTTAGTGCAAGTGTGGGAGAAACTTGCCTTGCTAATCCGTTAGTAGTTGGAACGCCTGTTAGCATCAAAAACCAAATTGATCGGTTTGGCAGTCAATTCTGTGCAGTTATTATTGACGAGTGCCACAAGATTACGCCAACCGTTATTCATATTATTGAGCAACTGCAAGTTTTTAACGAACGTCTGCGCATTATTGGGTTATCAGCTACACCTTACCGCATGTCAACGGGTTACATTTTTAAACGCGATTTGCGCGGTGTAGCATTGCATGAAAGCAAAACACGCAACCCGTATTTTGATAGATTGATTTACAAGATCACCGCGCGTGAGTTAATCCAGCAAGGTTATCTGTGCCAACCCGTAATTGGTGCAATCCATAGCAAGCATTATGAAACGCTAAAAATGCAAACTAATGCAATGGGTAATTTTAGAAAAGATGATATTGACAAGGCGTATCACGGCAAAGGCAGGTTAACGGCTGAGATTGTCGCGGATGTTATCGAGCAATCGCGAGATCGTAAAGGCGTGTTATTTTTTGCGGCTACGATTCAACACGCGGGTGAGATCATGGAATCTTTACCGCCAGAATTATCTGCGATTGTCACAGGCTCAACGCCAGCTCGTGAGCGTGAAATAATCCTGCTTAAATTCAAAGCGCAGATTTTAAAATATTTAGTAAATGTGGCGGTTTTAACAACTGGATTTGATGCGCCTCATTGCGATGTTGTCGCAATTTTACGCGCTACCGAGTCAGCCGCATTATTACAGCAAATAATTGGGCGTGGTTTGCGTCTAAGCGATGAAAAGCAAGATTGCTTAGTCTTAGATTATGCTGAGAACATCGAGCGACATTGCCCCGATGGTGATGTTTTTAATCCCGACATTAAAACCAGTAACAGCGTAGAGTTTAATGG